TGCAAGCCGGGACAGGAGAATGTCGGGTTGAAGATGAATGCGGAGGACGTCGGCAAGGGCCTTCGAGATATCGAGGGCGCGATGCGGGCGAAGCCTTCCTATCGTGTGCTCGACCCTGCGGCATTTGCGGAGAACGGCGGTCCGTCGATCGCCGAGAAGATGATGCAGGGGTCGGAAGACGCAGAGCGTCGCCGCATCATCTGGCGCCCGGCAGACAATACGCGCGTCGCCAAGGTCGGCGCCATGGGCGGCTGGGACACTGTGCGGGCGCGCTTGGACGGCGATGAAGAGGGCAGGCCGATGGCCGTCTGCTTCGACACCTGCCGCGACTCCGTGCGCACGATCCCGGCTGCGCAGCACGATAAGAACAAGCCGGAAGACCTCGACACCGATTGCGAGGATCACGCGCTGGATGACTGGCGTTACGGCTGCAACAGCCGGCCCTACGTGCGGCAGACTCCCGCTGCGCCGCCTGCGCGCGACCGCTGGGCCCGCCTGCGCACATCAGGAGATGAGGACTCGTGGCGGACGGTGTAGCGCTGAACGAGCGCCAGCCCGCAGAGAAGGGCAAGAAGAAGCCCGAAGTCGCGCAGTACAGGAAGTGGTTTGAGGAAGCGCGCGACGCGCTGGAGACGAGCCGCACGGAATCGAACACCGACCGCGACTACTACGACGGCAAGCAGTGGACGCCTGAAGAGGCGCAGACGCTCAAGCGCCGCAAGCAGCCGGTGCAGACGTTCAACCTGATCCGCATTGCCGTGAACGGCATGGTAGGCGTCGTCGAGCGCGGGCAGACTGACCCGAAGGCATGGCCCCGCAACGCGCCGGACGAGCAGGCGGCGGACCTTGCAACGAAGACGCTGCGCTACATCGCGGACCAGAACCGCTTCGACCGGCTGAAGACGCGGGCTGCGCGCAACTTCTTCGTGGAAGGCATCTGCGCAACGATCATCGAGGTCGAGCAAGAGGAGCCCGACTACAAGGTCGTGGCCCGCCGCATCCCGTGGGAGGAGTATTTCTTCGACCCGTTCAGCCGGGAGGAAGACTTCAGCGACATCCGCTACGACGGCGTCGCGAAGTGGATGGACCAGGACACGGTCCTGGGCATGTACAAGGAAGACGAGGACGCGCAGGCGGCGGTCGAGACGAGCTACGAGGGCCCGATCTCTGCGTCGCAATCGTTCGAGGACAAGCCCAACAGCATGTGGGCGGACCAGAAGCGCAAGCGCCTGATGGTCGTGGAACTGTACCACAAGGAAGCCGAAGGCTGGATGCGCTGCGTGTTCGTGCGCGGCGGGGTGCTGGAATACGGCCCCAGCCCGTATGTGGACGATCAGGGCAAGCCGCTGAACCCGATCGAGAAGCAGGCCTACGCCCGCGACCGGGACAACATGCCGTATGGGGCTGTGCGTGATCTGCGCAGCCCGCAGGATGGCTACAACCGCCGGCAGTCGAAGCTGCTGCACATGCTCAACGTGCGCCAGACCTTTGGCAGCAAGTCGGCGGTGCAGGACGTGGACAAGGTGCGCCGTGAACTGGCGCGGCCGGATGGGCACGTCGAGATCGAGCACGGCGAGTTTGGGCGTGACTTCGGCGTCATCCCTCTGGTGGATCAGGTGGCGGGGCAATTCCAGCTGCTTGGCATTGCGGAGCAGCAGCTTCTGCGACTGGCGCCAACGCCTGCGATCCTCGGTCGCGAAGGGCAGGGCAAGTCCGGCGTCGCGATGGAGAACGAGCAGTCTGCGGGGCTCACGGAGCTTGCGGATGCGTTCGGCGGCATCACGGACTGGGAGCTGCGTGTCTTTCGCCAGTGCTGGGCGCGTACGCGTCAGTTCTGGACCAATCCGCGCTGGATCCGCATCAGCGATGACCTCGGCGCACCGCAATATCTGCAGGTGAACGAGCCTGTGATGGACGAGATGGGCAATCCGGTGCTCGGGCCGGATGGTCAGCCGCAGATGCAGAACCGCCTGGCGGAAGCTGTGGTAGACATCACCATCGACGTGACGCCGGAGAGCCCGACGCAGGATCACCAGCAGTACGCGCTGCTCGGCGACATGATCCAGAAGGGTCTGCCGATCCCGCCGGAGGAGGTCATCAAAGTGATGCCCGGCCTGCGCAACAAGCAGCAGATGGTCGAGGGCATCCAGAAGATGCGCGAGATGCAATCGCAGCAGCCGAACCCGGAGATGGAGAAGCTGAAGCTTGAGGCGGCGAAGGCGCACGAGGCGCAGAACATCGAGCGCCAGAAGGCCGACGACGACCACAAGATCAAGGTCGCAGAGCTGGAGCTGGAGCGTGAGAAGCTCGCGGTTCAGCGCATGGAATTGGATTTCCGCGCCCGTGAGCTGGAGAGCCGCGAGCGTGTGGAGATGGAAAAGATCAAGTCGGGTGCGTGGCAGGCCGAGCAGGCCCTGCACGCGAAGGCGAACACGCCTCCGAACTGAATCCCGCCGCCGGGGTTACGGGCGCTGACACGGGCCGCCGCCGTTTATCGGGCGCTGTGAGAGGATCAAGATGGACGAGCAGGATGATGACCTGCTGGAGCTGAACGCTCCAGCGGATGACGATGCTGTTGAGCAGGTCGCTGACACGGACGCCGCGGACGACGCTGGCGATGCGGAAGAGAGCGACATACCGGAGGGGTATATCCCGCCCGGCGTGCTGGCGAAGATTCGCGGGGGCTACAAGACCCAGCTCTCGAAGAAGGACGCCGCGCTCAAGGAATTGCAGGACAAGCTCGCGCGGTTTGAACAACCGCAACAGCAGGCCCCGCAATATCAGCAGGAAATCTCGCCGGAAGACATGGTGCGATCCCAGCAACTCGACACGTTCGAGGAGATGGCGCGCATGCAGGTTGGCGATGAGGTCGTCGATGAAGCCCAGAAGTGGTTTCAGGAAATCTCTCGTTCCAGGCCCGGCGTCGCTCGGGAAATCCAGTCCTCGCGCAATCCCTACAAGGCCCTCCTGACCGAGTTTCACGATCACCTTCTGCGTGAAGAGATCGCGGAGCTTCAGGCCGAGCACGGTTTCGACCCTGCCGATCCTGACGGGTGGGCTGTGCAGCGCTACCGCACGCTCGCTCAAGAGCGTGCGGGTTCCCAGCAACAGTCCTCGCAACAACCGCCGCCGCCGCGCAGCATCGTCAACCAGCCCTCTACCGGGGGAGGGGTGAACGGCATTCGCACGGGACCGGGGGCGGCTTTTGACGACGCCTTCTAAGGACCTGATCAATGGCTGAAATTCAGCTTGCAACGGGCTCGGTAAAGCAGAAGTGGATCTCACAGAACTTTTCCGAGTACATTCGTGCGTCCGGCTACCGCCCGTATATGGGCAAAGGGTCGAACAGCATCATCATCGCCAAGTACGAACTCCAAACGGAGTCCGGCAAGACCATCAACATCCCGCTCATCACGCGCCTGACCGGCTCGGGGCGCACGGGATCGCAGGTGCTTGAAGGCTTCGAGGAGCAGCTCGGCAACTACAACTGCGCGATCTCCGTCGATTGGCGCCGCAACGGCGTCGTCGTGCCGAAGTCGGAAAGCTACAAGACGGAAATCGACCTCTGGGGCGCGGCAAAGGACATGCTGCGCGAATGGGAGGCCGAGCAACTTCGCGACGACATCACCAAGGCGATGCTGTCGCTCGTCACCACCGGTGACACGACGGTCAATATGGCCGACTCCACGGCGGCCAACCGCAACGCACACAACGCCGCCAATTCGGACCGCCTGCTGTTCGGCAAGCTGGTCTCGAACTACTCCGCGACGTGGGCGACGGCGGTCGGCAACATCGACACGACCGACGACAAGTGCACGGCCGCCGCCATGTCGCTGATGAAGCGCATCGCCAAGCTCGCCGACCCGCATGTGCGTCCGTTCAAGACCGGTGACGGCAAGGAATACTACGTGGCGTTCCACGGCTCGCGGACGTTCCGCGACCTGAAGATCGACACGACCATGACGCAGGCCAACCGTGAGGCGCGCCCGCGTGATGTGGAAGCCAACCCGATCTTCCAAGACGGCGACCTGATCTATGACGGCGTCATTCACCGCGAAGTCCCGGAGATCGACACCGTCGCCGCGAACGGCGGCGCTGCCTACACGATGAACTCCATCGGCAACGGCGGTGCGGACGTTCGCCCGGTCATCATGTGCGGCGCACAGGCGGTCGGTATCGCATGGGGCCAAGAGCCCACGCCGCGCACGGACACGAAACGCGACTTCGAGTTTCGTCCGGCCGTCGCAATCGATGAACTCCTCGGCGTCAAGAAGCTGGCCTACAACGGCAAGATGCACGGCATGGTGCAGGGCTTCTTCGCGGCCGCGGCTGACTCGTAAGGAGCACTGAACATGGTAACCTATCGAGCCACTGATTACATCGCTTCCGAGGTCGGACACGGCCTCGGCGGCAACATGAAGGTCATCTACCGCGAGGTGACTGTGACGGCCGCGCTGACGACGGACGATGTGCTGCAATTCGGCTATGCGCCGAAGGGCTTTCTCGTGCTCGGCGGCAACATCGAAGCAACCGACCTCGACTCGTCCGGCTCTCCGGCAATCACGCTGAACATCGGCGACAGCGGCTCCGCTGCGCGTCTGTGGTCGGCGACGACTGTCGGCCAGGCGGCGACGGCGGCGGCGATGACCGCCGTTACCGGCCTGATGCACGAGTACACGGAGGACACGCTCATCACGGGCGCTGTCCAGACGGGACCGGGCACGGGCACGAGCGGCACGATCCGCATCGCGGTCTATGGCCTGCTCCGCGACTCGGCCACCTCGTAAGCTAGGGGGCGAGCGTGGCGACATCGCTTGATATTGCAACGCTCGCCCTCAAGCACTTGGGCGTCATCGCTGCGGAGGAAACCCCTTCCAGCGATGACGCGACCGAGGGAACTGACACTTACGATCGCCTCTATGCCGAACTCCAGGAGGACGGCTTTGCGGTGTGGGCCTCTGCATCCATCCCCCGATACCTTGAGGACGCATTGATGCGCTGCGTTGCGGCGCGTCTGCGTCCCATTTTTTACACCGTCGAGCCGGCGCTGCATGAAGCGGAGACGATGTCCGCCGACCAGACACTGAAGCGCTGGCTGCGCCGTCGCCGGACGGAAGCGCCGGTCGAGATACAGGACTACTGATGAACCGCCGCGCGCTCATCTCCGCGCTGCGTCGCGCCGTGGGTGGTGGGGCCAGACAAGCCGAACGCGCCGCTCCAGTCGCGTCGGACCTCCCTATGGATACGACCTCGCGCCTGTCGCGCGCGCGCGCTCAAGGGTTTGATACGGACACCACGCTCTACCACGGACGCCCTCGCGACTTTACCGGCGATGCGCCGCGCCCGTCGCCAAGCGGCTTTTTTGGACCGGGCCTCTACACGACAAAATCGCCTGAGCGGGCAAGCTGGTACGCGAGCAGCCGGCACGGGGCGCCGAGCGAGGCGGCAAACGTTCTTCCTGTCTACGCGCGCGGAAAGATTGCAACGCAAGAAGAATTTGATGCGCTTGCTCGCAAGTATCGGCCGAACAGAAGGTTTCGCGCAGGCGACACCGAGCGCATTCAAGAGAAGGTGGTCGCAGAGTTGAAACGACGAGGTTACGCTGGAATCGACGGCCGGGGCGCAGATGACGAAACACTAATTTTCGACATGGCCAACGTGCGCTCGAAGTTCGCGCGCTTTGATCCGGCGCGTTCAAACGAAGCAAACATAATGGCAGGCGCCGGCGGTTTGGCAGCGCTTGGCGGCATGAACGCCATCGACGAAGAGTTCAAATGAACAAGCGCCGCGTGCTGCTCGCCGCTCTGGCCGCAACCGGTCTGGGCGCCGGGGC